GGAGAGGCGGAGTATCTCCCCAGTCCTTACACGACACCCGATCAGGATGCTGTAAGCACTCGTCCTTGTTTTCTTCCTCCGGCTTTTTCGTACCATCTGGCTGCGTGGCCGGAGTATCCGTGGCCGAATCCAGTTCTTCGCGCGTCACCTGAATATCACCGATACGGGGATTCGTGGAGCCCGGTGTAATGCGTGCAATGTCGCGATACCGCTTGCCAGTCACCGGATCGGTATACGGGTCGGAAAGCGGAACGGTTTGCGTACCAGGCGAAGGCACTACCTGAACAGGGATTGCCACGCTCTTACTGGACAGTTCAGACGCCGCAGCATCGGGCAACGGATTAGCGTTGACCGTATTCCAATCGGCCTCAGACGGCGCGTTATACAAAACTTGTGCCGGGCTACCAGCATTGCGCACCATCGGGTATGCAGTTATATCAAACGGTCCACGACCATCTGCCAAATAGCACTGCTGATAAAACAGCGTCTCGTTCGCCTTGCGAAGTATGCCAAAGGTGTAACCCGGGCCACCACAGCCGATATCAGAACGCCCCTTCACCCACGCTTGAGCCGTTGCCAACGTGCACGAAAAAGTGGCAACCGAGCACGGATTACCGACAGCACTAGTATTGATCGCCCATCCCGATTGCGCAGGATCATAGTTCGTGTTATTTGGGTCCTTCTTCACCAGCTTGCCATTGAGGTACTCAATACCATACGGGATCAGCCAGGCCGCGACAGCACCAACCACCAGCACGCTCGGATTCAGCCGGACCGCAGCCGTTGCAATACTGGCCGCGTTCGCCGCTACTCGCATCGAGGCAGGCACAGTCACCAGGCGCCCGGCCACTTGCGTAGTCAAACCGCTTGCGGCCGGAAACGACATCGCCCCACTTGTCACGATCCCGGAGCCATTCGCCACAAGATTGGCCGGCAGCTGTAACGGCAAGGCCGCAGCTTTGCATTCGCCGATTACCAGCGCACCCAGCGCAACGATGAGCAGCCACTGTACAACCCACGCCAGAAGTAAGAGCCGCATCAAAGCACCTTCAGCAGGATTAGCGCCGGGAGCACCGGCAACAGAAACCCCGCCCAGGCATAGACATCAGCAATCATCACAGTCCCCTTCTCATCGAAGCAATACACCACGCCGCTACCATCGCCGCAACCACGCCCCAGCCAAGCACCTGGCCGTCCTTAAATGATTCCATTGTGTCGCACGAGGGAAAAGAATGTGCTGGCGCCACCGCATCAGTCCTAAGCATCAACTGCCCACCTGCATCCGCGCTATAGACCTTCAGCCGCCACACACCAGCCTCTTTCACAAACTCTGATACGTAGGCCGTCGAACCCGCCGTATGCGACGGGGCACCCGCACTCAGACGGGCATCCATCGCTTGTTCTTGCAAGCCATAACACACTGCCGCGTTAAGAAACCCGTCTGCCATGATCAAGTCATCCTGTCTTCAATACACTCATCGCACAGGTACTCAGCGCCGCCAACGTCATATGAAGGGCTCGTACCGCACACATCGCACTCATCATCCTCACTCGCAACAGATGAGCTTTGGCCTTCATCGCCGTCGCAATCATCACTTAGTATCGACATCCCGCACCCTCCCCGGTAAACGAAAAGAGGCCCCCGATTGACTGGGAGCCTCGAAGCGAATCATCGCCAGTTACACGCCTTTGCGCATGTACTTGAAAGCGGCGATCGCGATGATGATCACCAGAGCCAGCCCGGCAACCGTCATTGCATCTGCTTTGCCATCGGACAAAGCGGTCGACACTTCTGCCGGAACAGCAGCGTGCGCAGTAACGATAGCGCCGAGCAGACCGGAACCAGCAACAGCGAGTTGTTTCATGAAACGTTTAGACATCATCTTCTCCAGCGAGCAGGTTAAGAAAACCCCTCAGTACTGCTCAAACACCAAGGGGCAAGGAAAATTGGTAAAGCATCCCTCCGGCAAGTAACACGCCGATAAGGAAGCACGCTACATTGCGAAGGGCGCGTTTCATCAGGCCGCCATTGCTACTTCGACGCCGGAGCCGCAGGCTGAGCCTGTGCCGCCCTCGGACCCGAGGAAGCGCCGTGCGGATGCAACGCGATGATGCGCGGGATAACCTCAAGCTTGTAATTGACGGCGAGTTCGAACTCTGCCAAGTACTTACCCGCCGTCGTATCCTTCATTGAATCGGGCAAAATCAACTGCCCCACCTGGACGCCCTGCTCCCCCCCATGGAACACGCACTGCGCTTTGTGCAGCGTGAACTCTTTACGGTCACCCTTCGCAGCAATCTTCGCGGGCAGCACTTGCAAAATTTCGAGTAAATGTTTGTTATCGATGGCAGACATGAGTTTTCCTTAAGAGAGTTTTGGAACGTAGGTATAAAAATGAGCCAGCCGGCTCTGAGAATGGACGTATTTTTTCGCCCGTTTGATTGCCACGTCAGCACGTGTGCAAAGAACTGGATATTTGATGAGCAGCGCACCGCTCGGTTTGAAAATGTGGACTGTGTATTGCTGCAATCGAAGGCGCGGCATCAGGCACCCCCGCAAACATACGCAACACGCGCTGGAACCCCATGACCGTGGTAATACTGAACAGAGCGCCAACCCTCTGCCAGATCGACGCACACTTCGGGATCACGCACCCACCGACGAAAGAGGAACCACCGCCGAAGATAAATTTCGAGATACCACATGATCAGCACCCACCCGCTTTTGCGAGAGCGGCGCGCGCCCAGGTCAGCGTTTGCTGCTTACTGGCTGGATCAGTGCAGAGTCCCGATTCATCTTTATCGTAATAGAACCACTTGCTGCGGCCTTGCAATTCTGGATTGCACACGACCACTAATGTGCGCTGGTCATTTGTAATCTCGAATGTCTGCGGCATTGCTGTCTTATCCGCCCCCATGATCAGCACATCCCCCGCGCATGCACCACAGCCAGATAACGGCGGCAGTAGCTCTGGCGAAGCCAGTCATCATCTAGATGAGTAGCACTAGCAAACAGATGAATGGACTCGACAGTCTCATCCAAGGATTTTTGTAAGACGTAATCGACGATGGTTTGCTCGACTAGGGAGAGATTCGGTGCAGCGTTGAACATGGCAGTGTCCTTTACAGTGATGTGATAAATTGGCCTTGGGAGGCCCTATTAAAATGAAAAATTTGCTTCTGTTTTTTAGCTTGCTACTGAACGTCTACCTACTACTCCGGCCAACCCGCGAGCCGATCAGGCTCATAAAGCGCAGGCCACCTAAACAAGACCGCGTGAAAGCAGCGCAATACACGCCGAAGTCATTCAGAAAACCGCGATAACATGTGCTATCGTTAACTCACTCAAACGAGCTAAGCAGCTATGTGCTTAACTCATTCGTGCTAAGAACAGTCTAACTCATTTGAGTTAAATTACCAATGGGAAATAACTATGACCTACCAAGAGTTAATAGCTAAAGCGCTGAATGGACGATCAGTGAATGAAGCCGCCCAAGAATGGGGTGTACCGCAAACAACGCTGAACACATACGCTCGCGGAAGGCGTATGCCTGACTACCAGACCGCCTTGATAATCGCCCGAGAGGCAGGCGTAGACCCCGGTACAGTGATGAAGATATGCGCAGCAGAGGAGGCACTAAAAAAGCCACGCGGCATGTTCGCCGAAATGGGGTACGCAGCAGCCGCGATTCTGGCCAGTGTCATTTTATTTTTGACACCAACCCCTTCTGAAGCCGCGCCAGTGCTCAAAGGCAATAGCGGCAGTATTAGCATTATGTTAAATTACATAAACCGGCCTGCCACCTGAAGTCGATATCGATCGATGTGTGGCTGCTCGAAATAAGCCTCAAAATTGACATTGGAAAGTACATCCAAGCTACATGGGCAGCCGAATTCAGCTTTCCGCTTTCAGATTTCGACCTGCGCGCCCAGTTCGATCACACGATTGCGCGGGAGCCGGAAATAATCGGCGGCGTCGCGCGCGTTGCGCGACATTGCGGCGTACAGCCTTTCCCGCCACAGGGCCATGCCGCCGCCGACTG